GAAGAAATCCAGGCATATTATTTGATACATTATCATATATTGTTCTCAATCCATCATCTATGTATTCGTTCAGAGACGCATTTAAAAATTGTCTGAACTCAGCATCACTACCCGAAGGTGTACCAGCAGCGCCAGAAAAATATCCGAACATTTCTGTTTTATAAAGAAAGTCTATTAACGGATATAACGACAATGGAGAATATGGAACTAATAATTCTGCAACAATAGCATATGAACTATCACTTATTCTTGTCTTCTGCAATTCCTTTCTAATTACTTCTTGTATTTCATCAATAACTTCATCAGGCGCAATATAACCTGTAAAGTATTTTATCCCTTCTATATTCGTATATTGTAATGCATCCGCAATTTCTTGAGTGTATTGATTATGTGATTGAATAGCCATTAATCTGGAACCTCAGTAAGCGGAGAGAGGAAATCAACAATACCATCAATCTCACCTTTGACATATTTAATACCATTGTATTTAATAGGTGGATAAGCTGGCTCCGCAAGAGGACATACTCGACCATATGGTCCTGTCTCGCCTTCCCAATCTTCGAGAAACTTTTTAATGGTTTTAGGTCTAGTTGACATAACAACAAGCCATGGAAAAAGATTTCTTTCTGTATCCTTAAAATATGAATGTTCTACCTGATTAAACCCTGGTGGTTGTGCTCCTTCATGCCAAACACCACCAATATTCTCAGCAACATATTCTAATAGCCATTTACTATCAGCTCTCTGATGCCCTTGCTGAGTCCAATTATAAACATAACCATTATAACCACCTGTTCCATGTGGATCTGACCTTTGACCCGAAGCGCCCATAGTCGAACATATGTCTACTTTAACTGATCCTTCTTTATCTTGATCGTTTGCTAAATCAAATCGTTCAAAATGTTTTTTTCCTAAACCAACATCAGAAAACCCTTTCATCTTATAGCAATGTAATGCAAAATCTTTAATCCTTGGTCGACCATTCCTATCTGTCTGTCCATATTCATCACCAAGAATATTATCGCCAGAAACAGCAGGACCACCATTTCCATCTTCATATGGCGGTATTTCCATCTCACCACGAACATAAAGCATTCCTGTGCCATAATGTAATTCGTTTATATCATTAACTTCCTCTGTTAATGATTCCCATCCATCTTGCCTATCATAATGCTCAAGATCGTTTTCAATGGTCCAATAGTTTCCGAATGACTCACCATCTTTATAAGAATATCTTCCAACAAGAGATATATTCTCTATCATCCATTTTTTAATATTATATGAACCAGCAGCAATGTATTTCTTGACATTAATTCTATCAAAGAGATTTTGTACAAATTGGTTTAATTCATTAATGTTCATCTTGCACCAAGTCCATTATAGATTTTATTAGCTCTACCTTCAGCTTCACCCTGAGAATATTTAGCAGCTACTTGGGGGCTTAAATAATACTTCCATAGAGCAGCGACTTTGCCGTTTCCTTTCAAATCAATTCCGTCTATCTTTTCGCCATAAAGAGAACCTTGTATTTCCTTTGCTAGTGTCATTTTGGCTGATGCGATTGTATGAGTGGTCTTTAGTTCATGTAACACATAAAATAATTGTAAATCAAAATCAGTCAATTCTTTTGCTGGTTTTAATCTAGAAGCATAAGCAAAAAACCGCGAAAATCTTCTCGATTCTTTTGGCCAAGATGCTATCCCAAATTCATCTCCGTTGTCGTGTTTTGGATCTAATTTACTAACTGTCTGTAAAGTTGCTACAATAGCAGCTGCATCCTTTGCCTTAAAACCATTATCAATAAAGAAATTTATCGCAATACCAGCAGAAGATGCTGGTCCAGAAAACTGTGGTACAGGCTCTTCAGCTTCAGCATTAGTTTGATTAAACTGATAAGAAAACGGATTTGTAGATATATCTTCTCTACCCTGAGCCTGTGTAGTAGTAGGATATTCTACTCTTGGTAATGAACCCAAAACAAGAGGCAACTGAGAAGCAGCACCGTCTAAAAACATACCAAAAACGAGAGCACCAGGAAGTATTTGACAATGCGTGCCATATCCAGATACACCATATGTGTCACTTGGTGTCATAACTTGTGCCCATGGTAAATCAGCTTGAGGGATATCATTTACATCTTCGCTATGTACACCATGAATTCGAATTCGAATTCTGCCCTCTAATCCAGTAGGAGGACTTCCATCAATAACAGTGGCTACAAACCATCTGAAACTATCTCCGTAGTATTCGCTGTTTATTGCTCTCATGCTTTAAGCACCTGGATCATAATTCAATTTAGTAATTGTCAACACAATTTTATGCCTTGTATCTATGTAAGTATTTCTAACTGCATAAATCATGTAATAACCTGATTTCTCTTTGTCGTATGGCTCTTCTGGAATTTTCTCAAAATTAACATCAGTGTTTAAGAAATTAATTCTAACGATATCACCAGAGGAAACTCCTCTACCACCGCCTTCTAATGCAGCAAAGAATGTAATACCAGGAATTTCGATGTCAATCATATTCTTTGTCAATAAAGATCGGAGAGACATATTTCTTATTTTATTTAATGCTTGAGACTGATCAAATACATCATGATAACTATTAAATGGTCCATATGTGCCATAAGAAGTAACGGTATTGATTATTCTTGCATCTCGATCATCTGTAAATGTTCTTTCGTTACCATCATATACCAGCTGTTCTTCATCAAAAACATTTTGTACTGTTTTTTGTGGAATGACGTCTACAGACTTTAATTTATTTAAAAGGTCTCTAACTCTAAAATGTCTTTCAAACTTTTGGCTTGTGTAAGTATCGTATGAAGAAAAACTAGCTCCAATTGCGCCTTCGTCTACCATTCGATTAGTATCTTGCATATCTTCAGTTGCAATGTCAGTAACCAATACTGCTTGTTCAGCTAAAGATAAATCAGCAACTTCTTGAGTTGCTGCAACCGAATACAAATATGGTAGATTTTCATTGAATGCTGGTTGCTTCAACATATTATCAAGATTACCAATACGAATCCTGTTTTTAGTGTCTGGAACTTCACCTTCTTGATCATAAAGCGAGGACCACATAAAATATGGAGAACCATTTTCACTTGTTGCTCGATTTAACAACCAACGGCATGCTTCAATTGGACTCATGTAAGGTATGATGGTTTTTATTTCTTCTTGCACGCTTTCAACAGAATAAGAAGCATCAACATCAACATTTAATTCAGATATTAAAATTCTGTTTACAATATCTTCAATTTTACCTGTGTAAGACTTGCTTATTTTTTTATTTGCGTCTACAAAGGCATGCTCGTCTATCAAAGAAAAGGCATGAACTTCAACTCGCTCAGAGACTTTACCAGTCTTTATTAGATTAGACATTAAAAAAGTTTTCTTAAAAGATAAATCAGGAATTTCACCTGCATCTATTTCTAATGTTAATCTCTCTGTTCCAAAGAACTGCATTTTATTGATCACAGAAGCATCATCAAGTATGACTATTTTACCTGTGACATAAGGTTTTTCAAGATGCTCAAAAAAGGTTAATTCAGCAATTCTCTTCGAGATATCTACAGGTTCGAAACCTCGATCAGCTGTAATGAGGGCAGTTTTTATACTAAACTCTTGTGCTCTATCCATTATAACCTTTCTCTCAAGAGCCTTCTAAATTCAGAAGAAATTTCTGCAATATAATTTGGTGATATAACTTTTATACTTCTTTGCTCATCATTCAATAATTCTAGTCTGCCTCTGTATGACAAACTTTGATAATTTGGTGTATCGACGAATCTATATTGATCCAAAACTTTAATATATTCTAGATCTTCTGGTGATATAGACTGATAAGAATATTCAGGAGGCAATCCGTTTATATCATTAGCTGAATCGCTATTAGGATTTACTAGCTTTGGCCAAACTTGTTCATTATTATTTGTTGTGTCATACCATTTAAAAGGTGCATCTAATTGATTGTATTTTTTGTGTATACGTATTTCTTCTCTATCAGCAATTTTACCATCTATAGGAGTATATACCTCTCCATCATTATTCAACCAAGCATTTTCCATAATAGGATCTAAATCAGAAACGCCCGATTCAACATATACGACTTGTAAACTATCACCCTTTGGTAATGATGGATTTTTATCTGTTGGTGAAGGTTGCAACCATATATAACCATAATCATAATCTATTCGCAGTATCTTATACACCTTTCCTACAATACCCTGACTGACGGCAAATGGATCGAACAGATATTTCCCTACTACAATTTCGTTACTTTGCCAAAACGGAATAGCCTGATTTTCTCCACCTACCAACAAATCCAGACCATCAGTCGTAACAATCATATCGGGATAGTATATTGGTGCAAGTTCATAAATTCTTGGGGTTGATACTGGCCAACCTTTGCTTCTAATATGATCATTCAACAGATAAAACGTCCATGAGTAATTAGGCGTTCCATACAACTTAGAGGAAACTGCATCTGGTCTTTCGTATTCAATAATATGATAATCTTGATAATACGTTACATATTCTTTTACTTCGTCAATAATATCAATATATGTGCCGAGATGTTGGAATTCAACACCAAAACCCTCATCTCCGAATCTATATTCGATATTAGGAAATTCTTTGAAATAATTACTCATACTTCACCACTCTGTACCATTTCTTTATTGATTGCTTTGTCTTCCATAAATGTCATTGCTATATCAACTTCAGAAAATCCGCCATCAGCATACATACCCATTGATCCACCATTATATGTTGCTGCAAAGTTTTTCATATAACACATCTGGATGGGAGTTGCTACGGGGTTACCATTATACGCCATAGTAATCTTAAACTTATTCGGGAATTCGTATCCTAGATTAATCGTAGATCCACCACCTATATTTTTAGGATATAATTCTGTTCTCAAGTATTTTATTATTTCTTTTATGGTAGATGTTTCAGAAGCTGATTGGGGTATTAATTTAAAATTAAATGTAAATTCTCTCAATGGTACTGATTTAAATAAAGCTCTTGTATTAGGATTTACTTGTGCTCGAGCACTAACAGCTACTGCGTCACCTACACCCGCTTTCTGAGCTACAGCAACTTGTGCTAATTTTTGCATTTGTGCAGCTTGAGCAGGGTCTTTTATATTTTCAAGGAAGCTGTTTATTTCCTTTTGTCCTTGACCTGTCATTGCTGCTCCTATTGCAGCACCTGTCAACCCCAAATCTGTGTTAGAAAATTCCACAGCATCAGATATTTGTAATGCTTGAGGCAAATACAAGGTTACTCCACCCGAACCTCCACCAGCAGCAATAGGAACATTTACAGAATTAGCTCCTGTTTGACTATTACCCTGTATTCCGCCACCAGCCATAGCTGTGAAGGTTATTGTTCCTGGATAACCTGAATTATCTTCTGGAAATGTTAAAGCCATTTTTTGACCTATAAATAATGTCTAACTATTTTATATTTATAGCGGTTTTGAAAACATATTCTGGTAAGTATACAATCAAGAATAAAGAAAAATATGAAGGCGATCCTACTAATGTCGTATACAGAAGTATGTGGGAACGCTACTGTTTTCAATGGTGCGATAATAACGAAGATGTAGAAAAATGGTCAAGCGAAGAGATTATTATCCCTTATTTTTATGAAGTTGACAAAAAGTATCACAGATATTTCGTAGATCTAAAGATTAAATATAAATCTGGTGAAACCGTTATTATTGAAATCAAGCCAGAGAAACAGACATTACCACCACGTGGTCCTACTAGATCTAAAAAATACATAACCGAAGCATATACTTATATCAAAAATCAGAATAAATGGGAAGCAGCAGATTCATTTGCCAAAGATCGTAAATGGAAATTTCAGATATGGACTGAGAAAACATTATCTGAGAAGAATATAATGCCTAAAACGCCTGGAACGCTCAAGAAACAAAAGCCACTAAAACCATATCGTAAAAAGTCCAAGAAATAATTATAAATAACACATATGGAAAACTTATTCAAAGACCTTAACGCCGAACTCTTTGCTGAGGGCATTGACCCAAGAACGCAAAAATCTCGAGATTGGTTTGAAGAAAAGGTTAGAGAAATAAGAAGAATAGACAGAAAAGAATTAATGAATTCTGAAGAAGTTATGCTTTCTCGCAAAGCGCTTCTTGGTAGAATGTATATGTTTTTCTATAGACCAGAGGGAGCTGCTGAATTACCATATTATGATAGATTCCCCGTTGTTATTGTTACTGAAGTTTTAAAGGGTGGATTTAAAGGAATTAATTTGCATTATCTACCAATAGATTTAAGATCTATTCTGTTGGGTAACTTACTTGATAGATTAAATAATAATAGAGCAGATGTAACAACAAAGTTCAAAATTGACTATAAAATTTTGAACTCAAATAGAAGATTCAGATATTATAAACCATGTTATAAGCATTATAAAATGAATAACATAAAAGGAAACATGGCAAGAATAATGCCCGATGAATTTGAAATTGCATCATTCTTACCAACTGCATTATTTAAGAAGAAAACAGAAAAATATGTACATGTCGAATCTAGAAAGATGATTCGTAGAGGATCAAGATGAGCGTAGAAGATATAAAATCAGCAATAAGTAGCGGTGGCGGTCTTGCGATGGCTAACCGCTATAGGGTGCAAATAACGGGTTTATCAGAAGATCAAAATAATCTATGCGAAGCATATAATATGCCAGGAAAGCAGGTTTTAACTTTAGATAGAATTCTTGGAACTGATGTTAAAAAAGTAGCATATGGTCATGCTTATCCTGATGTCAACTTGACGTTTATAATGACAAACGATTATAGCATTAAAAAATTCTTCGATGAATGGCAAGATAGTATGGTAACAAGAGATCCGCCATTTAATGCTGTTTATTGGGAAACCTATGTAAGAAATGTAACTTTACATCAATTAGATCAAAAAGATAATAAAGTATACACCTGCGAATTATATGATGCTGCTCCAACAACAGTCAGTGATATATCATTATCATACGGGCAGCAAAACGCATATGCAACTTTTAATGTAGCATTGAGCTACAGATATTGGAAAGAAAAATAGTATTACTTAATCATTAGGAGATAATGAAATGGCTTTACCTAAATTAAATTCATCGCCAAAATATGAATTGACAATACCCTCTACAGGAAAACGAGTAAAATTTAGACCATATTTGGTCAAAGAAGAAAAAATAATGTTAATGGCTTTTCAGTCGAGAGATATGAAACAATCTTTACAGGCTGTTGCTGATACGATCGAGGCATGCTTAGATGAAGAGGCTAATGTAAGAGTCGAAGATCTTGCAGTATTTGACATTGAGTATTTGTTTACAAAAATAAGAGCAAAGTCTGTAGGAGAAGTATCACACTTGAAGGTTAAATGCAAACATTGCGAAGCTAAAAATGATTATGATTTAAACCTTGAAGAAGTTTCAATGAAAGTAAAGAGTAAAGATAATATCATTGCTATAACTGATTCTATCTCTGTTGAAATGCGTTATCCGTCTTACGGATCGATATCCAGTAAAGATATTGATAGGATGCAAAGAGAACAAGATACTGAAAGTGTATTTGAAATATTATCTGAATCAATGGTAGCTGTGCATACTTCTGATGAAAGAATATCTATGAAAGATGAATCAAAAGAAGATATTGAAAATTTTATAATGTCATTGACTTCTACCCAGTTTCAAAAATTAACTGGGTTTTTGAATGATATGCCACAATTAAGCCATAAAATCGATTATATGTGTTTAAAGTGCGGAGAGAAAAACGAAGTTGAATTAAAAGGAATGGCTGATTTTTTCTAATATGCCTTTCCCATGATAATTTGGTTAATCATTATAAAACAAATTTTGCATTAATGCAGCATCATAATTATTCGTTAACAGAACTTGAAAATATGATACCATGGGAAAGGGAAGTATATGTTACTCTTCTCATTCAATATGTTAAAGAAGAAAATGAGAAGATAAAACAGAAAAAAGCTAAAATGCGGGGATAAAATCCAATGGCAACTGAACTTGCAGCAGTAACAAAAGAATTAAAAAATCTTGCTGGAGAAATAAAGAAGCAACCAAAGGAAGGCGATATTGTAAAATATATCAACGCCAAGGGTGAAGAGCGAGAGGCTGTCTTTGTTAAACTTTTAGACACAGTAGACGCACAGGGTGATGCTCAAGTTCAACTGCAATCTGGAAATGCAAAGTTTGCTATAGATGAACAAAATTTAATGTTAGAAGAAGCAGATATGCAAGAAACTGCATATACTAAGCTAATAGCATTAAATCAAGACATGTTAGATCAATTATCCGAATTAGTTTCTATTGCGCAAAGAGACTTATCGATTTCAGAAGATATACAAGAAGATGCAGATTTCGAGGATATACAAGCGCTTGAGGATCAAAGAGAAGATTCGCAATCTACACCAGATCAGCCAACTGAAAAAGAAAAAGAAGAAAGCGGTTTAAGTAAATTCTTTAAAAAGGTTGAAGGGTTTTTAAAGACACTTGGTCTTGTTTTTGCTGGAATAACTGCTGCATTGTTACTGTTTGGCGATGCAGAAGTATTTTCTGATATTCTAACTTCTATTGTTGAAATGGGAAAGAAATTATATGATTCAATAAAACCAATTATAGAAACTTTAATGAAAGAAGTGTTTCCTGTTGTATTTGATGCATTTATGAGTATATTCGATTCATTAATTGGTCTAGTAGAACCATTATGGGAAGCACTTAAACCAGCCATTGATATTATAGTACCTTTAATACCTCAATTTGCAGCTTTATTTAATGATATTGCTAAACTTATTGGTTTAATGATTGAGAAATTAACACCTGTATTAAAAGTTGTATTTGAAACTTTAGGTTCAGTTATTGAAGCTGTGGTAAAAGTTATTGGAGGTATAGTAGATTTTATATCAGGATTACTTACCTTTGATACTGAAAAAATATTTGGTGGATTAGCGGATATATTCAGTGGAGTAGGAGAAGCAATATCTAATTTATTCTCTGGAACACTAAAAACATTTATTACATTCTTTGACGCAATTTGGGGAGATACAATTGATGGTATTTCTAACTGGTTTAGCGAAATGGTATCAAATATTAAAGAAGGGCTTAATAATCTTTTCTCTGGTATTGGTATACCAAGAGTAGAATTAGAAATCCCAATTATAGGAACAGTAGGATTTGGTCCATGGTATCCATTTGCTGGTGATGGTCAACCAGAAGAAGAAACTCCTGAAACTGAAAATAAAGTTCAAGTGAGTGAAGAAACTAATACAATAACAACTAGATCAGGAGAAGAATGGAAAGTTGGGACCCCTGAAAGACCATCAGAATTACGTGGAGCAGAGATACCTACATCCCCTTCTTCTTTCGAAATGTCTGAAGATAAAAAAGAGGAAGATGGTAGAATAGAACCAGAGCAATTAACACAACCTGAACAACCTGAACAACAGAACACTTCTGAACAATTAGTATCTACAGAGCAGAACACTTCTGAACAATTAGTATCTACAGAGCAGAACACTTCTGAAGAAAACAAAGTCGAGTCAAAGGAAGATGCTAAAACAATAACATCTCAATCATTGACAAACGATATTCAAAAAATGATGAAATTCGTTTCTCCTGCTAGAGATTTACCGATTGTAGGTGATAAAGTTAATGAGGGTATGGCTAGTCTATCAAGAGCACAAGGTATAATTAATAACAACGAGTCGACAATAAACACAATAGGGAGTATTTTCGACGGTTCATTTGAAAAAGAATCTTCAACACAAATGTTAAATGCAGTTACTAAAGAAAACAGAGAAATGACTTCCTCTATTGCTGCAGCAAATAATTTAATGGTTGCACCAACAACTAATAATACATCTAACACAAATATTACTAATGTCGCAGCAGCTGCAATGTTGCAAGCAGCAGATGTTATGGACAGAAGTCATCTTTCAACAAGAGCAGCATTTACTAAGAGATAAGGTTGGGGAGAATCGCACTCCCCTCCTGTTTTTCCACCTGAACGGTATCTAGGGAACAGGTAAACCGATCTCGCTTCCTGCGATTTAGTCGGCGTTTGCCAATTTCTGGAAGTAACTCATAGTATCATCTTCATCAGAAGAATCATAATCATCGTCTTCAGCAGCAGAACTAAATGTAGGAGCAGGTGCCTCCTTCATAACAGGAGCAGCTGCTACTGTATCCATTGCTACTTCTTGCTTCACGGTACGAGGAGCAGACTCTCCAAGGACTTCCATGAGTTTAGTCTTCAGCTGATCATAAGTTTTGTAATTCTTAGGATCAACAAACTCATTAATATCATACAGATTATTCAGAACTGATTGAATCTTATCTTCATCGCCATCAAACAACATTGAAGGCGACTTAAACTCTGAACGATCATAATTACGATATCCTTCAACCTGACGGATCTTCAACTGGAATTCAGCACCTTCCCAAAGGTCAAACGGATTAACTGGCTCTTCTCCTGGGAACTGTGGCTGCATCATATCCATGATTTTATCAAAGATCTTCTTGCCAAACTGGTAAATGAATACCTTTCCTTCATTTTGCGGAGCAGAAGGATCAGCAACAACCAGCACATTAGTTACATAGTGCAGTCTTCGTTTTTGCTTTCGAGCAGTTTCTTTATCTTCATCATTACCAGAGTTCCACAAACGAGAATTAACTTCACCCAATGGATCTTGCTCTCCAATAGAAGTAAGAGATTTTTCAATATACCATTTGCCAGTTGGTCCTTTGAATCCGTGATCCCAATAACGAACCCATGGAAGATCTGATTCTGGAGCAGGGAGGAATCGAAGAACAGCATAACCATTACCAGCTTTATCTACTGTAGGTTTCCAGATACGTTCATCTGGTCCATTCTTACTATTTTGTTCACCGCCATTGATTTCTTGTGCAGCTTGAACCAGCTTATCAATGTCGAAACGCTTTTTCTTGAGTGTACTAATATCCATATGTATTTCCTTGTATATAAAATGTATAACTGTAGTATGTTTTATTATCCAAAAAGATCATAATAACACATTATATAGTATACTCGAAAACGAGTATTTAATCAATAGGTAAAGTATTTCCACGAGGAAGATAATTTAATTTCATTGCCTCTGCTTCTATTTTACTCTTTACCACATTAGAGAGATACTTCTTAACATCTTCTATCTCTAGATTATTTTGTTCGCATATATACACAACAGAATCAATATAAGAGATTTTAAGTTGTCTTGAAGTATCTTCAACTAATTTGCTGAATTTTGTTTTCGATAAGAACGACTCATCGAATTCATCATTCATGATTATTCTTCCGAACTAACATCAGGTACTTTAGGTGCATCTGACTCATCTGGTACAGTAATGGTCATAACTTCTGCACGAAGAGTGTCCATAACTTGTCCAACTTGTTTATAAGGCATATTGGCCAATACTTCAACAATAGCGTTGAATGTTTCTTTTGAAACGCCAATTACTTCTTTACTCATCTCGATCTACTCCTTTATAAAAATCATCCATTTCTTTAGTCCACAAACCAACATCAGAATACCAAGTTCCGATGTTTCTTTTTACGAACCCATTCTTATCATATGCCTTCGCATGACAAATATGATAAACCTTTTCATCCCCTTCCATACCTGCCATATGATCTGAATAAACACCTGTGCGTAGATATTTTTCCAGATTAGAAACATATGTCGAAAGAGTTTGATATTCCATTCTCTCAGAAAATTCTTTTGAATTTTTCAACTTTGAGATTTTTTGTAGCTTTTCTTTATTGTGTTGTATCCATTCTTTCACTTTCTTCGGCGATAAATCATCGTCATCATCTAAATCACGAATACTCTCATGAATACTCTTGTCAACCTTTACCTTTCCAGCCAATTTCTTCTCACGAGCCAAACGTAGCCTCTCGACAGCAATTGCCTTCTGTTCGGGCGTCATTGGCTTTCTTTTCTTTTTTGGCTTTGGTCTGGGTTTTTCACCCATCTCAGCAAGAGCTGTTTCTAACTTTCTCTTGCGAGTTTCAGCTGCTTTTTCAGAAGGTGTTTTCATGGTCTCTTAATTTCTAAGATCTCTACATTATTAACATTATACGTTTTCCACTCTCGAGTGTCAAGCCTGAAACAAGTAAATTCATCTTTTTTCTTGTTTTCCATATTTGGATCATAACCTAAATGATCCTTACTACCTATGAGCCTGTAGACAAGAGTTGCATCAAATTTCTCATCGTTTGATTCAAGAGTGGCTACTTTGTTATATAGTGCCTTCAAAAAATATTCTCTTGAAGGTTTCAGCATTTTCATTTTTTAGTAACTACCTCAACATTTTCAGGAAGTTTGATTTTTGACTTATCATGTTTGTGATAAAGAACGAATTGTGTGTCGGGGAATTCATTAAAGATATTTGTCCAGATAGGACGCCAATTATTCAATAATCTATAATTGTTTGTGTCTCCTCGATCACTATTAAGATAGAGATCGGTCACGCTGCGCATATTGTGATCAAATATTGAATCAAACCCATACATATGGATCTCTTCTCCTTTCAACTTATTTGCTGCATAATGCGTAGCCATGTGTCCGCAATTAAAATTAGTAGCAGCTTGAGGCGATCCAACAGGACCACAATATTTTGGTACAGTCAGATAAAACTCTCTAATATGATTAGCATGTTTCATATAAAATCCAGGTTTTTGATCCATCCAAATCTTTGGACGATTACCTAAAACCCACCAATAAGCATCTAGCTGCAAGGAACCTTCTGTCAATGCAGCCATCATTTTAAAATCTACCATCACAGAAGCATAAACTTTATCAACAGCAAACGGAGGCAAATTACATACAAGTCTTAAACCTTTGGACTTATGGTCAAACATAACAGCATTATCACCGTTTCCAATAATATGTATCACTTTACTCATTTTTTCTCCAGTTCTTCAATCCTGATTTTAAGTTCTTTAATTGCTTCTATAAGATAAGCAGTTATATGTGAATATCTAACCGCTGAAATATAATCTTCTTGTTCTACATTCCATGTTTTATAAACCAACTCAGGCATTACTTCCTGTAATTCTTGGGCTATCACACCAGAGAACTTTTCATTCGGTCTAGCTTTATAATTAAAAGTGTAACCATTAATTTGCGATACTTTATCTAGTGCACCATTAATCTTCTCTATATTTTCTTTCAAAGATATATCTGAAAACGTACCAGCAGCAGTTATATCTCCGCTGGCAACTATGTTGCCAGCTACCTCAAGTTTATCAGTTGTTGGTGTTCTCCCTATTCCTGTTTTACCGTCAACAATTAAATCTGTAGTGACATCTATATTACCAGTGACATCTAATCCATTGTCGTCAACTCTAACTCTTTCGTTATCACCACCAGTTCTAAAAACTAAAAATCCACTAGCTGTTTCTGCAGTAATATAATTAGCATCAGCTCTGGTAAACCTTATATCTGCACCATTGTTTGACAATGTACAATCACCAAGAGATCCGTCAACTTTAATATATCCTTGTGAAAGCATATCGACTTCCATTGTAAATGGAGTGCCATCTGAATCTATCCACCCTTTAGCTGCATCATCTAATATACTTGGTTTAGCCATTGTTTATTTTCCTCCGTATCTCATCATTACCCTTTTGTCCAGTATGATGCATGATACAAATATTTTTTGGCATATTGTTATCTAATTTATCTAGTCTAAGAACATTATATTTATGCGGCATTTCATTAACCAAAGAAATGCGTTTAAGTTCGTCTCCACCTATCATAGCATATAATGCTTCTTGATCACCAATAATATCATTATTGTTGTTACACACCTTTAACCAATCGTGTAATACTATCGGAGTTCCTGTAATAGCAACTACACCAGAGTTATACCATTTTCCATATTGTGGTCTTCGTTTAGTCCAAGGATGATCTGTCACCATAGATAATTTATTTGGCATTACATATTTAAAAACACCAGAAGGATCAGACAATACTTCACAATCAGTATCAAGCCAGCATATATTTCTTGCCCTTTTTGATAGCTCAATCAGCGCATTGATTTTTAAGAACCAACCTTTTCTTGTCTTGAATTTAGTACAATCCAAAACCATCTCACACATAGGCGCAATATTGTTTAACATATCTTCTGACATGCCAAAATCAGCAACTACTAAAGGCAACTTACAATGTTTTTGATAGTTCTGTATGAACCATATTAATTGCCATTCAGTATTTTTATCACAGCCTGTAAGAAAACATTTATCCATTATTTTAACTCATATATTTCTGGGTATTTTTGATAATTATGTTTTGCTATACACCCAGCTTTATTTTGTATAGTTGAAAATGTATCCTTTGCAACAACTGGCCATGGATAATATTCTTCAATGAAAGCAAAATTATAGTTTGAAAGATACAAATCTGTAGGACAGGCTTTAGTTTTAGCTTCAGCAACTAGCTCCTTTGCAGCCTTTGGCTTAACTCTATAAGCATGTGCTCCTGGAAGATACTGTTTTGAAATTAGTTTGTTTACACCAAGCGTTGATGGCGTTATATATTTTCCATAACTTGGTGCGCCATAAGAAAGAACACCTTTATAAAAAACATCTTTTATTTCACCTTCAAATACTGCATCATGTTCTAGAATAAGATAATCCTCTGTATCATTCGCACAGAGTTGCCATAAACTATAATGTGATAAAAAGGCTGATAAGCAGTTCTCAAAACGAGAAAATTTCTCTTTGAATCCATCTAATGGTATGTGATCCAACTCAGCTAATCTGACAGGACTAGGTTCACTTCTTGGTGTGACACCATAAAAATGCTTAATGTCTATTCCATATTTTTTACCAGATTTTATGCATCTTTCAGCACATTTAAGTGACTCTGGTAGATCTTTTATAGTTATAACAAATGATTTCATAATACTGTTGTCGATACTGTACCTTGCACTTTAGTATAAAATGGGCATGCTGCTCGAATCCATGGAAACAATTGTTTACAAATCAAAGCATCATTTGGCCACAATCCAACTTCTAATGTTTTATCCAACAATTCTTTAGCTGCCCATGGTTTTATATAGTATGCTGAATTACCAGGAAATCCATGAGCATAGTTTGGTTCATCAGGAGAATCTATTGGAGGAATGATATGAATACCGTCTTTATTCTTTCCGACAAGTTTCTCATAATATATTTTTGCCTTTCTTGTTGTTCCTCTTGGATCATTTAAGGAACACGCACCAACTTTGTCAAAATTCTTTGAACCCTTAGAGAAATCTTCTAGAGAAAATTTAGATGTAAACAAAGCATCATGTTCTAGTATAACTATTTCTTCATTATCGTCAACACATTTTTTCCAAAGTCTAGCATGACTTAAAGAACAAGCAACTTTCTTTGTCATATCTGCTGCGACATAATGCTTCTTAAACACACCTGTAGCGAAATCATAATGATCTTGATCAGGACTAACTGGCCACGACCAATCTATGTTCTTACCAAACACGTCATGCATATGATCTGGTATTTGCAGAGGTGTAGTTGCGTCAAATATAATTGGATCTAGCTGCGAATTCGTCTTCTCTATAGAACGAATGCATCTCTCAGCATTTTTGAGATTTTGTTTAAGAGTTATAATATATGCTTTCATTTAACAGTATTCTCAAGAACAGTATATCCAACGTTAGATCTATTTCTTTCTTTTATAATCCAAGGGTTTATATTATTACAAAAAGTTTCAGCAGCTTTAAACAGGGCTATATTTTGCACACCATGTAATACTTCGGTATCATGAAGAATAATATATTTTCTAACATATTTAGAATGTAGTTGCAACTCATTCCATAAATGGTTGGGATGATGATATGAATCAATTAAAAGGAGATCGCAAATCCCTGTTGATTTTTTATCAACAGAAGATATCTCATGGACAGATAATTTGATATTATTTTCATTAGCGTATGCTTCGAACAAGTGCTTCGATTTATTAAATTTTTCCATCGATATATCGACAAGGTCTACAGATTTTGGGTTACATAACATAGCAGCTGCTGCAGTACCACCTTGATGAGTGCCTAATTCTCTATAAGTTTTACATTCCCTCATATACTTTGTTAATGCATCATGTTGAGCACAATAATTATCACCATGGGCTTCTTCTTGTTGTCTTCTTATTTCAGAATAAAATTCTTCTAGAGTTTTGCAATGGTCTACCTTTGAATTTATCATTATCTTCCTCCTATCTCTTCAAATATTTCTCTTATGGGTTGTAAATCTATTTTACCTGGATCTATGAAATAAGGCAATTCTACTGAAGAAACCTTTTTATTTTTTATTCCTACAGAAAGAAAATAATCTTCGAACTTAATACCATCACCATGCAATTTCGAAAACTTAACCCAAGCAGCTGGTATACCATAAGCATGAGCAGCAATTATTCCATGTAAAGAAGATGATATAATTTTTTCACAGCTCGATATTTCTTTGGCAACCTTTAACGGGTCTTCATTCACAACATTAATAACCTTATGCATAGGGTACTTAGTTTTGACAAAATTATAATCTTGATAATGAGGAACTATTGCAATTTTGTGTTGTTTAGTTACTTCTGGGCAAAAATCAGGCAACAAAAGAGCTGCATCACCATATATCTCGGGGCAAGATCCTCCGTGTTTTATAACGTTATCTCTTGTTAATGGTCCTCTTACAAATTTCCATATTGCAGAAGGATCAGCAATTTCATCGGTTCGTATTCTTCCTGATCCAAGAACAATTTGCCCAGAAAGAGCTAATCTGGCGATAGAACCAATGCAAATAGCGTCAGCATATTTTATATCTTCTACA